ACTTTCCAAGTCACGGGAACTTGTTCAAATAACGGTACAGGAATAACAATAAATTCAATCACAAACAATTATATTTCTTTACCTCACAAAATTTATATTCCTTCATTGAATATTAATTTACAATTAATAACGCAAGTCACTGGTACTACAGGAGGTACTGGATTTTATAATACATCATCAAACTTAAACGCAACATTTAATAATTTACCTTTTGTTTTAGGGACGTTTGCAAATATCACAAATCCAACATCTACTCAAATACAAAATGGACAAATTTTAGGAGGATCACCCAATATATCTGGTATAACAATATTAAATGTAATTTCAGCGTCAACAACCACAACCTCAACTTCAGGAGTGACTAATACTCAAGCTTTACCACCACCACCAACAAAAAGTGGCAACGCAACGGAAGTCACAACATTACTAATTTCAAACGTTACATACACAGTCACTATCTATGTTTTTGGACCACAAAAATATGCAGTACTAAGAGATCAAAATCAAGTCGTACTTCAAATAGGACAAAACGCTTCAAATGCTAGCGTCACAAACCAACAACTAAGAGAAGAAATTGTCTACAGTTATTTTAACTCTTTAGTTACTAACCCAAACAATCCACAATTCATTCAAAGTGTACAAAGTGTTCAAGGGGCAACACCGGCAATTACTTCTTCAGTTGTTACTAGTTTATGTGAAGTATCTTCTGCAAGTTCACAAACATTTAACTATACAGTTTTGAACCCACCAATCCAAATTTTGGATGTGTTGAGTAATGTGTTAAATAATGGAACAATCATAAATGGATTAAATTTAAATGGGAATGTAGTTTTAACATCACAAATTTCAGGGACAACTGGAGGTGTTGGTTTATATAATACAACAACAATACAATCGGCAACAACCTCACCATTTGTAGTTCAAAATCAATATGTACAAGGTATTGCATCATCATCAATACAACCATTATTAGACAATAAAAAACTAATAATGTTTAATACCACTAACTCTACCATATTTGGAGCGCCAGGTTTTGACCCAAATAATTCAACAAGAAGTATGAGGATATCTCCTTACTCTGTCATCGTTAGAAGTACAGATGAAACAGGTTATTACGTTCTACCTTCGTTCGGGTCAAATATAAATCAAGCGAGAGAAGAATCTTTCAAAAACGGATCAATGAAGATAGAATTATATAACAATCCTTCTATGTTCAATGGAACCGTAAGATTATTTTGGAATGCACCACAATACGGATGGTTCAACAATGACCAAGTCAAAAAAAATAATCCCTTAACTTATTTAAAAGAAATTTTAAACGAACAAAAAGAACAGCAAAACTTTTTGATATCAGGAGAAATTACCGATTACACAAGTTTTGAAGAATTATTTACTACGTTTAATACTCAAACTTTAGATCTATTTGAATCTGAGTTTTTAAATTTTAGTAGATCATTATATGATTATGTCGACACATTACCTGAGACTACAAAAGCTGAGGTTTCCGTTGGTACAAGTAATCAAGTTAAAAATCCTGATGGTAGTGTGGTTCAACTCCAAAACCCTGATGGAAGTGTTGGTTCACTATCCCAAAAAACATTTAAGAATTTTCATTTCTTGATGAGAGAACTAATGAAAATACAGACACCAACAGGAACTTCACCTGAAACAAAACTTAGTGAAATAATCACAAGTCAAAACACTCAGTTCCAACAAGTTTTGTCATCTTTTGTGAACTATGATGTAGCGTTTAAGTTTGGAAACCCGACTCAATTTGATAGAAGATTGTATTTAACTTTCTCAACAAGGTTTTTAGAGAACCCAATTATTTATGGGCCATATGAACAAGGAACACTACCACCACAAGTTACTGTTGCTCAATCACAACAACAGAGTCCTGAAACTTGGAAAAAGTTATTATACTATGTTGGTGAATCATCAATACCTAAATTACAATATAAAAATAACGGGTCATATATTACTGACTTCTTTATTGATTTAAATGTACAATTTAATGAAAAAAATGTTGAAGACTTTGCACCACTCATTAAAGTTTATGCTAGTGAAAAATTAAAAAAGAATAACTTGAATTTAGCGTCATTTTATTCTTTGATGGACAACTACATAATTGCATCTGATAATTACATAGGTAATGTTATTAATGTAATGTTACCTCAAGTAAGAAAAGAATTACCAACAGTCTTAATTAATCAAGAGTTGACTGAAAATAGGGCTAATTTGGAGGCAGGTTTTACTGAACAAACAAGAACTGAATTATGGGAAACATTCAAAGCATTAAATGATAGTTGGATTGCAGGATTTGATTTTCAAAACAAAACATTATTTGAAGATGTTCTTTTGGTTGATAGGGCAAGTAGAAATGTAGGTGACAAGATTATCGTAGATATTTTTGAAATTCAAGAATTAATCAAAGACGGAAGTTATAAAAATACATTGTTAGACATGGTTACAACAATATTGGTTCAAAATAACTTCCAATATTTTATGTTACCTGCATTTGTCAATTTTTATAATATCCAAGACGTTGAAAAAAACCCAACACCTAGACCTGACGGAACTTTAGAATTTGGTAATTCTTTATTTGGAACATTCTTAAATGTTGATTACAGAAATAGTTCACCAAAATTCTTATGTTATTACGTTAACAAACCAAGTGAACACTTGGATATGAACGATAATATTGATTACAGATACCGAGATGACGCCTTTGATCTTAGACGTGCTAGTGATAACCCACTTCAAGAAAATCAGGCTTACAAATTAGATTGGGATAAATCAAACAAAGTGGTTGGTTTTAACGTGGATGTAACAAAACCAAATCAACAAATCTTTAAAAGTTTTAGTGTTAACCAAAATCCTGGAAAACCAACATCAGAATCTTTAGAAATGTTAAATCAAATGGCAAACTTGGGTGGAAACAGACGATCAACAACTCAATCCGTTTCTTTATATAATCTTTATAAGAATAGAAGCTATGAATGTAGTGTTGAAATGATGGGATGTGCATTAATCCAACCATTGATGTACTTTAATATTAGAAACGTCCCTATGTTCTCGGGGCCATATATGATTACAAAGGTGACTCATGACATCACTGAAGATAATTTCAGTACTTCATTTACAGGAACAAGACAACCGTTTTATGCACTACCTAAGATTGATAATTTTATTCAAACATTGAATATTAAAATTTTGAATACAATACAATCTAGAATCCAACAGAATGAAAAGAAAGAAAGAGAAAGTTCGGCAAATGTATTGGCCCAAAAAGAAAATGTTTTATCTAATATCAAAGCGGAAGAACAACTAACTAAAAATCAAGATTGTGTTGCTAATATCAACCCAAGATATCTAAACTATACAGGACTTGATACACCGGCACAAACATCTCAAACTACAAAAGAATTGTTTAATGCGATAAGAGATGAATTATTAAGTAGAGGTTATACAGCGACTGGAGACACAACGCCGTTGGTTGCAGGGTTAGCATTTACAATGGTATATGTTGATTCAGGTAAAGGATCAGGAATAAATGCATACGAGAACAACTACAGTACTATAAATCTGACCGAAGTTTATGGACCTAATTTTGTAAATTACATTAAGAAAAGTTATTATTGTATTACAAGAGGAACTAACAGTAACTTACCTGTTGCATCATTTAATACATTTAAAGACTTCATAAAATTTGTAGTAGATAAAACATCGACATTATATACATTATTAAATCAAGATAAAAATAATTTTGATTTCTCAACACTAGAAGGATTATCAGCGGCAACTGCAAAACAATATGTATTAAGTTATCCTGTTGAACAACCTGCAAATGTGTATACTACTTTAACAGAACAAGAAAAATTAACACTACAACAAGAATTTGTTGCGGCTTATAATGTTTACGAAACAGTACAAACTTTCAAAATAAGCTGATATTTATAAATAAAATACTTATGAGTACTAAAATGTTATTGGATAATTACTTGGGGAAAAATACAAGAGTATCCGAAAAAGATATGGGTGACGGAACAAAACAAGTTTGTGACTTAGACACAGGAGATTGTTATACTGTCAGAATCAAAGACGGACTCATCGAAAGAGTCGACAACACTATGAGAACATTTAAAAAAATTCAAGTAGAAACTAATCAAGGTTATAAAACATTATTAAACGGTTAAGATGAATATAGACGATAAAATTTTAAAAGAGATCGCAAGATACAATTCGATCAACAAATATATCATGGAACAAGATATTCCGGCACCACCTGCAGATGCGGGAGCAATACCTCCACCTCCGGCAGACGCTGCCGCACCGGTTGATCCTGCTGCAGATCCTGCGGCGGCAGGTGTAGATCCTGCGGCACCAACACCTCCAGCGGCTCCTGGAGCTGAAGGAGAAGCAGCACCTGTTGATGTTGCGGCGGATCCTGATGTTGAAGAAGTCCCTGCTGAAGGAGAAGAAGGTGAAGGAGAAACTGAAGAGTTAGACATCACCGATCTTGTTGATTCGCAAAAAACAATTGCTGATAAACAAGAAGAATATTTCACAAATCTTTTTGACCAAATCAAAACTATGGAAGAAAAATTAGCAGAGATGGATACTATTGTATCTAAGTTAGATTCTTTAGAGGCTAAAGTTGAAAAATACAGACCAAAAACGGCACAAGAAAAATTGCAACTTAGATCATTAGATTCAGGACCATTTAAACAAAACTTGGCGGATTTCTTTGATGAGAAAAAAGATGAGATGGAACAAACAGGTAAAAATGAATATGTTCTAACCCAAGATGAAGTTGAAAGTTATAGCCCATCTGACATAGAAAAATCTTTCAACGAACCAATGGAGGATGAAGATGATATTTTATTAAACAAATTTAATTCATAAGTTTTAAGGTCGATAAATTCGACCTTAAACTTTTTTTTTGGCGACACAATTTGACTATAACTTTTTATACACTTATAATTTTAACATAAACCTTTAATTTTTATTTACACATGGCGACAAATTCATTAGACGCAGTACTTGCACAGTACGAAAAATCAACACAGAACACATCATCGAATGGTTCTAAAATGTCTTCAGAAGACCGAATGAAGAAATATTTCGCGGCTCTTTTGAAAGATAATGAAAAACAAGGACAGAGACGAGTACGTATTCTTCCTACAACAGACGGTTCTTCACCGTTTAAAGAAGTATGGTTCCACGAAATCCTTGTGGACGGTAAATATCAAAAATTTTACGATCCAGGAAAAAATGACAACGAACGTTCACCTTTGAATGAAGTTTACGAAGAACTTATGTCAACAGGTAAGGAAGCCGACAAACAATTGGCAACACAATACAAAGCTCGTAAGTTTTATATCGTAAAAGTTATTGATCGTGATAACGAACAAGACGGAGTTAAATTTTGGAGATTTAAACACAACTACAAACAAGAGGGAATTCTTGATAAAATTATTCCAATTTGGAAAGCAAAAGGTGATATCACAGATCCTGATAAAGGACGTGACTTAATCCTTGAATTAACAAAGGCAAAAACTCCTAAAGGTGCTTTCTATACGGTAATCCAAACAGTTATGTATGATGACCCATCTGCAATTTCAGAAGATGAAACTCAAATGTCAGAGTGGGTTAGTGATGAATTGACTTGGGAAGATGTATATTCTAAAAAACCTGTTGAATACCTTGAGGCAATTTCAAGAGGAGAAACACCACGTTGGGACTCTGAAAAAGGTGGATATGTTTATTCTAATGATGAAACTTCAGAAGTTTCTATGGGAGGAAAATCAGCACCAAAATCAATCAATGAAGTTTCTGATCCTCAAGCAAACGACGAGGTTGATGAAGAATTACCATTCTAATTTTAATTATTAAAAATGTAACGGGAGCAGTTTATTGTTCCCGTTTTTTTGTCTATATTTTATATAGTAACACAAAAATTATGGCACTTAAAAAAAACGACTTTAGTTCATTGAAGAAAAAGTTTTCTTCGGACGCGAAATATAAACCACAAAGATTTTTTGATCTTGGTCCTGAATTTTTGGATGCAGTAGGATTACCTGGACCTGCTATTGGTCACCTTAACATGTTATTAGGTCACTCCGATACAGGTAAAACAACAGCACTTATTAAAACTGCTGTTGATGCTCAAAAGAAAGGTATTCTTCCTGTATTCATTATTACAGAACAAAAATGGTCTTTTGATCACTCAAAAATAATGGGGTTTGAATGTGATGAAGTGGTTGATGAAGAAACAGGTGAATTAACTTGGGACGGATTCTTCTTGTTTAATAATAACTTCAGTTATATTGAACAAATTACTGATTACATTAACGATCTATTGGACGCACAAGAAAAAGGTGAATTAGACTATTCACTTTGTATTATGTGGGATTCAGTTGGATCAGTTCCTTGTAAAATGACTTACGAGGGTAAAGGAGGTAAACAACACAATGCAAGTGTTTTAGCCGACAAAATTGGTATGGGTATAAACCAACGTATTTCAGGATCTCGTAAGGCAGATTCTAAATACGAAAATACCTTAATCATTGTTAACCAACCTTGGGTAGAATTACCTGACAATCCATTTGGTCAACCTAAGATCAAGGCAAAAGGTGGTGAAGCAATTTGGTTAAACTCTTCTTTGGTATTCTTATTTGGTAATCAAAAAGGTGCGGGTACAACAAAGATCACTGCAACAAAAGATAAGAGAACTGTAAAGTTTGCTTCAAGAACAAAAGTGTCGGTTATGAAAAACCACATCAATGGTCTTGGTTTTGAAGACGGTCGAATCATTGTAACACCACACGGATTCTTGCCAGGTAAAGATACCACCGAAGAAAAATCATCAATAGAAAAGTATAAGAAAGAATACGCCGATTATTGGAAAGACATTATCGGAGTTGACGGAGACTTTGATTTAAAAACAGAAAAAGAAGAAAACGAATAATATGAACAATTGGAATATAATTAGAACAATACCTGAATGGGATTATTCAAGTGTTGATGCAAGATGTCTTACTCATGACGGAGATATAATAGATTTGGGATGTTTAGATTGGGACTGGTCAAATTTTTTTATTGGAAAAAAAAGAGTAATTGGTGCTGATCCCTACGAAAATGAAAAAGATGGAACAGAACTATTCAAAGGAATCGTATGGAATTTTGAAGGAAAAATGAAAATACAAAATAATGGTGTTGGGACAACTATTTTTACAGAAGGTGAAGATGAATTTGATGTTATCACATGGAAAACGTTTTGCGATAGATTCAAAATCAGTAAAATATCTGTTTTAAAACTTAATATTGAAGGTGCAGAGTACGACCTTTTAAGAAGTTTTACGGATGAAGATTTTGATAATATAGATCAAATAGTTGTTAGTTTTCATCATAGAATTAACCCTGAATGGCAAAAAGATACCAATGAGTGTATAGAACTTTTAAACAAAAAAAACTTTAGCATTCAAAAGATTAACCATAATTGGGATTGGTTTTTAGCAGTAAAAAATATTTAGAAATCACTTAAAAAACAAAAAGTGACCAAAACATTATTAGTAGACGGAAATAATTTATTAAAAATTGGTTTCCATGGTGTTAGAGAATTCTACCACAATGGAAAACATGTTGGAGGTGTTTGGCACTTCTTAAATACTCTTCGTAAATTTTTGGAAGAACACAACTATGGTAAAGTTGTCGTATTTTGGGATTCTAAAACTTCATCTTCACAAAGAAGATTGATATACCCAAAATATAAATTAAATCGAAGACCTTCCGAATCAGAGCAAAAAGAAGAATCTTTTTTAGAACAAAAACAAAGAGTTAGACAATACCTCGAGGAGATGTTTGTAAGACAACTGGAGACAGAACACGCAGAAGCTGATGACTTAATTGCATATTACTGTCAAGTGTCATTAGATGAGACAAAAACTATATTCTCGAGTGATAGAGATTTAACTCAATTAATTTCTGAAAAAGTTTCAATTTACTCACCATCAACAAAACAATATTATAAGTTCGGAGATAAAATAAAATTACATGATATTGAAATTCCACACTTTAATGTTAAGACAGTAAAGATTCTCACTGGAGACAGTTCAGATAACATTGATGGTATCTTTTATCTTGGTGAGAAAACTTTGATCAAATTGTTTCCTGAGTTACTTGAAGAATTAGTACAAATACCATATATTTTGGATAAGAGTTCTAATTTACTTAAAGAAGAAAAGGGGAACGTAGCTCTTCAGAACCTGTTAAGTGGTAAAACAAAAGAAGGTATTTTTGGGGATGAATTTTATGTCATCAATCAAAAACTTGTAGACTTAGATGAACCCCTTTTAAGTGATGAAGAAAAAGAATTAGTTAGATTATATTACTCAGAGTCGATGGATCCCGACGGAAGAGGACATAGAAATCTAATTAGAATGATGATGGAAGATGGTTTTTTTAAATACTTACCTAAGGGTGACGACGCTTGGGTAAGTTTTTTGAAACCATTTTTGAAGTTAACAAGAAAAGAAAAAACAAATTTTAGAAACAAAAAAAATTAAAAAAAACAAATGAAAGAACAGGATATTACCAAAGTTGAATTTTTGTTAATGTGTAACGATAACATTGTGGTTCAGAGATTCTTTAATGTTAGAAACTTTAATAAAAATGCTCATAAATCTGAGGATTTTTATTATCACATTGAGAGTATTTGCAATGAGCTAAAATACGATCTTAAGATGAGATCAGTAACCTACATGTTGGATAACCAATATGAAATTTCAGAAAATCCAGATGTACTAAACACATCAATTACCGATGGTCCGGAAAATTTTAATCTAATTATTAAGCTTGGAGATATGACAATTTGTCAGCGTGAGTTTGACGCGAAAGTATACCCCCCAAAGGTAAGATATACCGTAGACCTACGCCCAAAGTTAAAAAGCATCCTTTCCTCACTTACTGACATTTTTTCAGGTAAAAATTTTAATTATTTTTATCCTGAATTTATCAAAAACTAATACTATTTATTTTTACTAAAGGAGAGAAAACTATATGGCGACAGGTAAAAATTTTGAGTATTTAGGTAATACGTTTCAGTTACAATTACTTAATCAAATCATTGTGGATAAAGACTTTTCACATTCAATTATCGATGTGATCGAGAATAATTATTTTGAGAACAAGTACTTCAAAATCATCATTCAAATGATTAGAGAGTATTACACGAAATATGACCACACACCGTCGTTTGATACGTTAGAACAAATCACAAAATCTGAATTACAACAAGAAATTGCATCCAAGATTGTTATGGATACAATCAAGAAAATTAAAGATGCACCTATCGATGGCGTAGCTTTTGTACAAGAAAAAGCGTTGAAGTTCTGTAAACAACAAGAACTACAAAAGGTAATGGGTAAGGCTCAAAAGATCATTGATGGTGGTGAGTTTGAGAGTTACGACACACTTGAAGAAATGGTTAAAACGGCTCTTCAGGTTGGTGCAAAAGACACTACTATGTTAGATGTGTTTTCCAACCTTGATCAAGTTCTTGAGGATGATTACAGACACCCAATCCCAATGGGAATACCTGGAATCGATAGATTATTAAAAGGAGGTTTGGCAAAAGGGGAAATTGGTGTTATCTTAGCACCTACAGGTGTCGGTAAGTCAACTATATTAACCAAAATGGCTAATCACGCTTTTAACTTAGGATTTAATGTACTTCAGATCTTTTTTGAGGACAACCCAAAGGTTATCCAAAGAAAGCATTTCACATTATGGACGAAAGTTCATCCTGACGATTTGTCAGAGAAAAAAGATGAGGTTATGAAGAGAGTTAGGGAAATTGAGGAATCAATGCCAAATAAATTGATAATGAAAAAGTTACCATCTGATACTATGACGATGTTACAAATTAAAAATCAAATTAGAAAAATGGTATCTGATGGGATCAAAGTAGATATGATTGTTTTAGATTATATCGATTGTATTGTTCCTGACAAAAATTTAGGTGATGAATGGAAGAGTGAAGGGTCAGTGATGAGAGCATTTGAAGCAATGTGTCACGAAATGAATATTGTGGGTTGGACAGCAACTCAAGGTAACAGATCTTCAATATCTTCCGAAGTTGTTACAACAGATCAAATGGGTGGATCAATTAAAAAGGCTCAAGTTGGTCACGTTATTATATCAGTTGCAAAGACATTACAACAAAAAGAAATGAAACTAGCAACAATTGCAATCACAAAATCACGTATTGGTGATGATGGTGTTGTATTTGAAAACTGTAAGTTTGATAACGCAATGATTGATATAGATACTGAAAGCTCAATGACGTTCTTAGGTCTTGAAGAACAAAAAGAAGAAAGACAAAGACAAAGAGTTAAGGAACTCTTAGAAAAGAGAAAACAAAGAGAAACACAATCAAATTAACAAAATAAGTAAATTTATAAAAATGGAAAAAATACTAGTAGAAAATCCTGGTCGGTTTGTCATCTTCCCTATCGAACACAATGATATATGGGAATTTTACAAACAACACCAAGCAGCGTTTTGGACGGCAGAAGAGGTGGATTTAACTAATGACATCAGAGATTGGGAAAATTTAACAGACAATGAAAAATACTTTATCAAAAACGTATTGTCATTTTTCGCGGCTTCTGACGGTATTGTAAACGAAAACTTGGCGGAAAATTTTTACCGAGAAGTGCAATATCCCGAAGCTAAATTCTTTTACGGATTCCAATTGGCGATGGAGAACATTCACTCATTAATGTATTCGTTGTTGATCGATACGTACATTAATAACCCAAAGGAGAAAGATGAATGTTTCAATGCAATTGATAGACTACCCGCGGTTCAGAAGAAAGCCAAATGGGCTTTGGAATGGATTGAAAAGGCATCTTTTGCAGAAAGATTAGTTGCGTTTGCTGCTGTCGAAGGTATCTTTTTCTCAGGTTCATTCTGTTCTATTTTTTGGATGAAATCAAGAGGGATTATGCAAGGTTTGTGTAACGCTAACTCATTAATCTTTAAAGATGAAAATTTACATTGTGATTTTGCAATTCACTTATTAAATAACCATTTAGAAAATAAACCTTCCGAAAAAAGAATTAAAGAGATTTTACTTTCGGCATTAGAAATTGAAAAGGAATTCATAACAGAATCACTTCCTGTTTCTTTAATTGGAATGAACTCAAACTTAATGAAACAATATCTTGAATTTGTAGTTGATGGATTACTCGTTAAGATGGGATGTAGTAAAGAATTCAACGTAGAACAACCGTTTAAGTTTATGGAGCAAATTGCTGTTGAAACTAAAGGTAACTTCTTTGAATCAAGAACTATGGAGTATCAGAAGGCAAAACTGAATGAAACCATAACATTTACAGACGACTTTTAATTTTTGGAATATGTCATTAAAAATAAATAAAAGAGGAGGAGACAGTGTATCATTTAATCCTCAAAAAATTTACAACAGAGTTAAGAGAGCATCAAAAGGCTTGAATGTTAACTCTGATGAAATTTTCATTAAAGTAATTACTTCTGTACCAACGGAAGGTGAGGTAACTACAAAAGAACTTGATAAATTAGTTTATGAGATTGCAGCTTCATACACAGGTAGTCACCATGATTACTCAAGATTGGCTGCGAGTGTTGCGATTTCTTCATACCACAAAGAAACTAATGAAAGTTTTTCACAAACAATGATGCAACTTTATGAAGATGGAATTATCAATGAAAAATTGATTGAAACTATTAAAGAATATGGTGAAGATACTATTGATGCGGCTATTAATCATGAAAATGATTATAACTTCGATTACTTTGCTTGGAGATCATTACAAGAAATGTATTTGTTGAAAAGACCAAATGGTAAAGTAGTTGAAAGACCACAACATATGTATATGAGAGTTGCTCTTTGGGTTACTACCAATATGTCTGACGCATTTGAGTACTACAAATCATTATCAAATCAGTTGATTTCAAAGGCAACACCAATAATGATTAATGCTGGAACAAAAGTTCCACAATTAGCATCATGTGTACTTCACTATAACAACTCCGACTCAAGAAAAGGTTTATTAGATACATTAACAGATATTTCAACTTTCTCCTCTGATGCTGCTGGTATTGGATTATCTATGTCTAACATTAGAAGTAAAGAAAGTAGAATCTCAAGTTCAGGTGGATATGCTGGAGGTCTTTTAAAATATTTAAAAATTGTTAATGAATCACTTAGATTCTTTAACCAACAAGGTCGTAGACCTGGTAGTGCCGCTATCTATCTTGAACCTTGGCACAAAGACATCTTTGATCTTTTAGACATCAAGAAGAACACAGGTGCGGAAGAATTGAGAGCTCGTGATTTGTTTACCGCACTTTGGATTCCTGATAACTTCATGAGAGCGGTTAGAAATAACACTAGTTGGTATTTGTTCTGTCCTAATGATATCACTAAGGCTGGTTTAAAACCTTTACAAGAATGTTTTGGTGATGAATATGAAGAGGTGTATGAAAAGGCAGTATCAATGGGGTTAGGTAAAAAAGTAAAAGCTCAGGACATTTGGAGTAAAGTTGTTGAATCTCAAATCGAAACAGGAGTTCCTTATTTATGTTCTAAAGATAATGCTAATAGAAAAACTAACCACCAAAATATTGGGGTCATTAAACAATCTAATTTGTGTAATGAAATATATCAATATACTGATGAAGAAACTACAGCGATTTGTACACTTTCATCGATGGTTTTAAAGAATTTTATTCAAGGGGGTAAATTTGATTTTGAACTTTTATTTAATGAGGTTAGAAAAGTTGTTAGATCACTTAATAAGGTAGTTGATATCAACAACTACTCAACTGAAAAAGGTAGAAAAGGTGGTTTGGAACAAAGAGCAATTGCAATTGGTACACAAGGTTTGGCTGATGTATTTTATTTAATGGATTATATCTTCACATCTAATGAAGCTAAGAAATTGAACAAGGACATTTTTGAAACAATCTATTATGCGGCAATCTATGAAAGTAATCAGTTGTGCATGAACGGTAAGTATAAACCTTATTCATTCTTCAACGGATCACCAATGTCTCAAGGAGTATTCCAATTTGATATGTGGGGATTAGACGAAACTCAACTTTCAGGAATGTGGGATTGGAACAAACTCAAGAATAGTGTTTCACAATATGGGGTTTGTAATTCATTATTCACGGCTCAAATGCCCGTGGCATCTTCAGCTAAAATTACAGGTTCATATGAAATGACAGAACCAGCACACTCTGCAATCTTTAATAGACGAGTTGTTGGTGGTGAAATCATGATAGTTAACAAATATCTAATCAACGACTTTG